TGCTGTCTATCGGCAGCTACACGTACGACGCTGCGGGCCGGTGCACCGGGGCCGTGAAAACCTTTGATGACGGAACGGTGATCAACGTAACGATTGCCTACGACGCGAGCGGCCAGTACGATAGCTATGATGAGGTAGAGGCACCATGATCCAACGGGGCGGCCTGACAGTCCGGCTGATCGAACGGGGAGGCATCGAGCAGTTTATCGGCGATCATTCGATGGGGCGAGCCAAGGTCGACGGCGACACTGGAACGATTCCTGCCGTTGGCGGTACGATGGCATCCCAGGGAGCCGTCGACTACACCGAGATTGAAACGATTCCGGCCGTCGCCGGCACGATGGAGACCGACACGTGAAAGCCTTCTGGATCCGGTCGACCAACCTGACGGAGCTGAGCGGGATCAAGAACGCCAGGACGGATACCCTGCTCACCAGCAGCAACGTCACGTCGGTCAGCGGCCAGCTCTATGACGCAGACGGCGTCGCGGTCGGCGATGCGATCCCCTTCACGTATTCGGCGCCGGGAGCGTGGTACGCCGAGTGGGAGGCACCCGTGCTGACCGAGGGCTCGCTCTACAAGCTCGAGGTGGTCGGAATCGGCCCGGGGAATCCCGCGACCAACCCGTTGTTCACGTGGCGCGAGCAGAAGCCCGCACAGTATCGCGGACCGCAGGCGTAGACCTGCCCGCCGCACCCGCCTGCTGAAGCCATGCGGCGGGCAGGCGGCTTCGGCAGGCGGGAGGGCAAATGACCATGGCAGATGACCAGCAGCCAGCCATCAAGGTGCCGTTGGAAAACTGGGTGCGCGAGATCGCCCGCGAGGCAGCCTGGACGGTGATCAAGGAGCATCGCCAGGAGTGTCATATCGAGCAGGTCGAAAAACGTGTCGGCCAGCTTGAGGTCCGGGTTTCGACGCTCATTGGCTTCATGGCCGGCAGCGGGCTGCTGGGCGGCCTGGCAGGAGCTCTTCTCTCGCGAGCGGTTGGAGGCTGAAATGTCAGAGATCATCGATATCACCGACGCCGTGGTGACGCAGCTCAACGCTCACTCGTTCACGCAGTCCTTCACTGCCGTGCGGAAGTACATGCCACGCCGCGAGCTGGCCGACCTCACGACGCTGGCCGTCACCGTGGTGCCGCGGCGGACCGATGGCGAAGAGTTCTCGCGTGCGGGCCAGCAGCACGATCACGGGATCGATATCGCCGTGCAGCAGAAGCTCGACGTCGACGAGGACGGCGAGCCGGATCATACGGCCGCCGATGCCCTGGTGGGCCTGGCCGAGGAGATTGCTGCGTTCTGTTACGGCAAGGCGTTTGACGACGGCTGTTGTATTTCCAGCGACGTGGACCCGATCTTCAGCCCCGAGCACATGAAAGAAAAGCACGTGTTCACCGCGGTTGCGCGGCTGACCGTGAAGGTGGTGCCGTGATCACGATGCGGCTGAAAGAATTCTTCTTCGATCGGCAGGTTGTCCTGACCGCGGTCGACCGTGCTCGCAAGCGCGTGCTGTCGAAGTTCGGCTCGTTCGTGCGCCGCACCGCCCGGCAGTCGATCCGCAAGCGGAAGAGGGCCAGCCTGCCCGGGCAGCCGCCTTCGGGCCATGGGAAGCAACTGCTCAAGACGTTCATCTACTTCGGGTACGATCCTGGAAACGACTCGGTGGTGATCGGCCCCGAGAAGCTGAGCGGAGCGAACATGGGGGAGGCGCCGGAAGTGCTGGAATACGGTGGCTGGGGGATGAGGAAGAACACGCGGCGTCGCCGGCGTGTTGTTGGCGGACCGGGCGAGATCGAGATCGGGCGAGCGGGCGGCCGCAGCACCAAGCCCGTGACCGACTGGCACCGGCGCGTGCGGCAGGTCACCTACGCGCGGCTCCGCACGTCCGCCCAGGCGGCACATGCCAATCGCCTGAACGAAGAACTCTACGGCCCGGACTATCGGAAACAGCCGGCGGCCCGGCCCTTCATGGTGCCGGCATTCAATCGTGAGCGTCCCAAGCTCGACGCCCTCTGGGCGGACAGCGTGAAATGAGGAGATGAACATGGCAGCCCGATACGGCCTCCACGGCAAGTTGTTTTATGATGCGTCCGGCGTCGCCGACGACACGTGGATCGAGATCACGAAGGTCATCGGCCAGCCGGTCATCACCGAAGGCGCGACGGAGAACGACGTCACCAGGCGAGCGGGCGGCGGATGGGAAGAATCAGAGCCTGGTGCATTCGCGCTTTCCATCGATTTCGTCATTCCCTGGGAGCCGGGCGACACGGTGTTCGATGCCCTGCACGCGGCATTCCTGAATGACACGACGATCGGGATCGCAGCGTTCGACGGCGATTATGCCGCCGCCACGGCGACGGTGAAGGGCCCCGAGTTCGACGCCGTCGTCACCAAGTTCCAGCCGGGCCAGGTGATCGACAACATCCAGATGACCGACATCACGGTCGAGCCGACGCTGTCGGATACGCCGCCCTACTACTGGACGACGCTGCTGCGGGCCCTGCCGAACGGAATCGCGAACGTCGACTCGGGCACGATCGACTGCGGGCCCGGCACGCCGGTCGGCACGCTGGAGATCGAGGCCCCCGTACTGACCACGGGCGAGCTGCCCGACGCAGAGACGATGACGTACGACATCATCACCGACACCACCGCCGACTTTGCCACGCCGACAACGCTCGTTGACGATGCGATCACGCAGACCGGTGCGGCCGGCGCCGGTGCGGCTCTCGCCAATTATTCTGCCGCGATGCCGGCCGGCGCCGAGCGGTACCTGAAGCTCAACGTCGCAAATTCCGGCGCCGGCAACGCGTCCGCAAAGAATGCCCGGTTCAGCCTGTTGATGTAACTATCGGTCTGATTGGTCAGATCCGACCGATCCCAATGAGGAGACAACGCACATGGCCACCAAGTACGGCGTGAACGCCAAGCTGTATTTCGACGCCGCCGGCGTCGCCCACGACTCGTGGACGGAAGTCTCGAAGCTGCTCGGCAACGAGGTCACGTGGACGCTCGAGAAGCGCAAGCAGGAGCTCATCCCGCGCAACCTGCGCGGCTGGAAGGCCACCATCGCCAAGCTGAAGGTCACGTCCTTCGAGTTCAAACTGCCGGTCGACCACGCCGATGCCGCCTACCTGGCCTTCGAGCAGGCACACCTCAATCGCAGTGCGATCGGCATCGCGATTATGGACGGTGACATCACGGTTGCCGCCAACGAGGGCCTGAAGGGGGACTTCAAAGTTTTCAAGTTCGACCGATCCGAGCCGGTCGACGGCATTCAGACGGTGAGCATTTCGCTCAAGCCGTGCATCAGTGACACCAACGTCGCCTGGTATACCGTGCCGGCATAAACCGACCGATCACTGGGGAGCACCCATGAAAACATTTGTCGATGCCCAGCAACGCACGTGGAGCGTCGTGGTGAACGTCGCCACGGTCAAGCGCGTGCGGTCGCTGGCGGACGTGGACCTGCTGGACCCGCAGTCGTATCAGGCGCTCGCCGAGGATCCCGTGCGCCTGTGCGACGTGCTGTTTGCCATCTGCAAGCCCGAGGCCGACGGGCGGCAGGTGAGCGACGAATCATTCGGCGAGGCACTCGCCGGCGACGTGCTCGATGCCGCCATTGCCGCACTGCTCGACGAGATCGTGGATTTTTTCCCGAAAGGCCGCCGGCAGGTGATCAGGCTGGCGGTGGCAAAACTGACGCGGCTCCAGGAAGCGGTGACGAAGGTTCAGACGGAGAAGCTGGAGTCGATGGAAATCGAGGCGATGGCCGACGCCCTGACCCGTGGTGCCTTATCTACGAGTACGCCGGGATCACCGGCGTCGACCCCGATCCCCGGACCCTCCGGGAGCTGAAGATCATGGCCGAGGCCCGGCAGCGCGACGCCTGGGCCAGGGCCGCCGGCGTGATGGCTCTGCTCGCGGAGCCGTATCGCGATCCGGAGAAACGCAGCCAGCCCTTCACGCCGGCGGACTTCGATCCGTTTGCGGACAAGACGGCCAGCAAGCCCCCACCCGTCCCGAAAGTGGATTTCGCAACGTTCAAACGGCTCTTTGCACGGAGATGATTGATGACACTCGCAGCGATCTGGACTTTGATCAACACGCCGGCCGGCATCACACTCATCGCGAGCGTGGTGCTCTACCTGCTGAACCGCCTCTATGCCGCCAAGCCCCTGTGGCAGCAGTACGAAGGCACGATCGTCTCGGCGATCCGCACGGCCGAGAAGCTGGTGCCCGACGACGCGCCGAACCGCAGCCTGGCGAAGTTCGACCAGGCCCTGCAGTTCGTCATCGAGGTCTTCGAGGCGAGAAACAAGCGCCAACCCACCGGCCTCGAGAAAGCCATCCTGGAAGAAGGGATCAACCTCAAGCATAACGAACTGGCGGCCGAGGGCGCGTTGACGGCTCCTGCCCCGACGCCGCCCGTGGTGGAGAGTTGAATGGTTATCCTCATCGCCATCATCGAGATCGTGATCCGCGCGTTGCTCCCCGCGCTGGCTGCGGGCGCCTCCTCGACCGCTGAGGACGGCGCCCGCCAGCCCAAGTTGCGTGCGAGGCTCACAGAGGCCGTCAGGGGCCGCTGGGGGGCCGCCCTGGTGCTCGTTGGGATCCTGGCACTATCCGGCTGCACTCGCACGCTCTACGTGCCACCAGGCGAGCCTGTGCGGCTCAGGGAGACCATCCGCGCGGCGAAGGTGTGGGTGGTGGACGCGAACGGCCAGGCAATAGCCGGCACGATGGACCTGCCCGAAGGCTGGTACTGCCTGCCGGATCCG